GTTAACGGACAACAGGTTATTTCAGATGACTCAGGTACAATCGTCTTTAGTGCTGACTCTAACCAAAACATGTCTATACAGACAAGTGGTTCTGGTGATTTAGAGTTAGATGCAACAGGATCAGGTGTTATTGCACTTAAAGGTCCAGTTCAAATCGAAGACGGTAACAATATTACCAACAGTGCAGGAAACAACATCACATTTAGTAACAATATTGCAGTTGATCAAATCGTGTCCAGATCAGCTGATACTAACTTAGTATTGAGTGGTAACGGAAATGGTGTTATTTCACTTAACGATGATGTTACAATCTCAGGTTCACTAACAGTTTCAGGTACAACAACAACTGTAAACTCAGAGACAATTAACCTTGCAGACAACACAATCGCATTAAACAGTAACTTTACTTCAGGTTCACCAACAGAAGATGCTGGTTTGAGTGTAACTAGAGGTAGTTCAACTGCAAAAACATTCTTATGGGATGAGACCAACGATAAATGGACAGTCGGTTCAGAAACTTTCGTTGCTGGAACCTTTGAAGGTAATGTAACTGGTGATGTAACTGGTAATGCTGACACAGCAACTGCTTTAGAAACTGCTCGTTCAATTGGTATTTCATTAAGTGGTGATATAACTGGTTCTGCTTCAGCAAGTTTTGATGGTACTGGTGATATTACTATTACTGCTACTAATATGGCAGTTCAAAACAACTCTGTTGATTTAGGAACACACACAACTGGTAACTATGTAAATAATCTTACTGCTGGTGCGTTAATTGATATCAGTGGTTCAGCAGGTGAAGGTTGGTCACCAACAGTTGCGGTAGACTTATCTGAATTAACAGATATGACAGATGCTGCTGTTAGCACAGACGAATTAGTAATTCTTGACGCAGGTTCTCAAAAGAGAAAAGCAATCAGTGAAATTACTTTAGGTTTATTTAACACAACTAATCAGATTGCTCTAGGAACAGACACAACTGGTAACTATATGGCAGATGTTGGTGTCGGAACTGGTTTAGATGTATCACATACTCCAGGAGAGGGTTCTACTGCTACTATCTCACTAGACTTAAGTGAATTAACAACTTCAACAACAAATGGTGATGGTGATTATTTTGTAGTAGTTGATGCTTCTAATGTATCCAGAAAACTTACTAAAGCAAACATTGCTATTTCAGAATTTAATACTACAAATGGTATTGCTCTTGGAACAGACACTACTGGTAACTATATGACAAATGTTTCAGCAGGTGCTGGTATTGATGTATCACATACTCCAGGAGAGGGTTCTACTGCTACAGTTAGTATTGAATCAGACCTTAGAGGTGATGTTGACCAAATTGGTTTAGATACAAACGATTATTATAATATTGATGCTACAATGCATAGATGGTATTTGGATGGTGCTGAAGATATGCGTTTAACCAATAACGGTAATCTTGATGTTGAAGGTAATGTTGTAGCACATTCAACTACAGTTTCTGATAGAAATCTAAAACACGATATAGAAAGAATTGATAACGCATTAGAGAAGATTTGTCAATTAGGTGGTTACACATTTACATATAACAAAGACGACCGTAAAGGTGCTGGATTGATAGCACAAGAGGTTGAAGAAGTCTTACCAAGTGCGGTAACAGAAACAGAAATTCTAAATGTAGAAGGTGTTCATAAAGTATTAGAATACGACCAAGTTCACGGTTTAATTATCGAAGCAATCAAAGAATTGAAAGCAGAGATTGATGAGTTAAAAGGAAATAAATAGTATATGGGTGCTAAAGCAAATATTATAATCGACCAAGGAACAGATTTTTCTACGACGATTACGGTAACTGATGATGACGGTAATGTAACTGACTTAACTGGTTATACTGGTGAAGGTCAGATAAGAAAACATTACGAGTCTTCGGATTCTACTGACTTTACACTTTCGTTTGGTTCTCCGAGAAGTGATGGTGAAGTATCATTGTCTTTAACAAGAATTCAAACTGCGAATTTAGAATATGGTAGATATGTATATGATGTTGAATTAACAAGTGCTGCGAATACAACATCAAGATTAGTAGAAGGAATAGTCACAGTAACACCACAAGTAACGAGGTAACAAAATGGCAATATCTGGTAAAATAAGTTCTACATCATCAGGAATCAATGCTAAGTTTGGTTCTTCAGCACCGACATTAACAATTAAGTCATCATCGGCTGCTACCAGTTTAGGAACTTTAAATGATATTGATTTAACAACACCAGAGGCAGGTACTGCTGGTGCTACACTTGTTTATGACGCTACAGCAGGAACTTATAAAGCAGAAAAAGTATTTGAATACGACGGAAACGAGGTGACCTTACAAGGTGGGAGTTTCTAAATGGCAATTATTTCAATCAAGACCTCGCAGAGTAATAATGCGCCTACGAGTCTTGCGAATGGTGAATTAGCATATTCATATTCATCAAATAAATTGTTTATTGGTCAGACAGATACTTCTACAGATGCTGTAAGTGTTGAATATATTGGTGGTAAATTATTAGTAGATAAAGTAGCAAATCTTGAATCTACAATATTAACTCAAACTTCTACACATTCGAATGTAACAATTACGAATGTGATGACGATTAGTAGTGCTACTAATAATAGTATTTTGTTTGCTAAGGCAGATGGTGTTATAGATTATCTAACTGGTAGTAGTGGTCAGATATTACAGATTGCTTCTAACTCTACACCAACTTTTGATGATTTAGACGGAGGCAATTATTAGGAGATAGATGTGGGTGATTATGTAGATGATGCTGTTGGTTATGCTAAACTTGTTGTTGATTTAAAAACAAGACTTGAACAACAAGAAAAAGAAATAAAAGATTTAAGAGGTGCTCTTCAAATACAAGAAAAAATGAAGATACCTTTAAGTGTGATAAAGCAAGTAACACAACAAACACAAAAGATAGAAAAATTAGAGAACGATTTATTATATTACAAAAGGTTTGTTCCTAAACAAGTTATTAAAGATAGGGAAGGAAAGACTGAAGTTGTTAGAAGAGGTGGTTTAAGTTCAAGTTTGAAAAAGAATAAATAAAGTAAAAGATTAAAAACATTTAACAAAGGAGTCCTTCAATGGCGTCAGTAATTAAACTAAAAAGAAGTAGCACTCAAGGTTCGGTGCCTACTACTTCTGACCTTGCCACTGGTGAAATCGCAGTAAACTTATTTGACCGTAAACTATATGTGTCAAATGGTACTGGCGTCACGGCAATGGGTGGTGAAGACTTTAGACTAACCTCTCAAGACCCAACCTCTGGTGCAGGTGCTTATCTAAAACTATTAGGTGATACAAGTTCAACTTCAAATACAGTTCTACTAAGAGGTGGCACTGGTATTACAGTTGCTCGTGATGGTAATGGTTCAATCTCATTCACCTCAACACAAGGTAGTTCCATTTCAGACTTACAAACTGAAGACGGTAACTTATGGTCAGCAATCACTGCTACTAATACAGCCATTCGTGCTTTAGTTTCTAGTAATGACACTGATATTAGTAACCTACAAACTGAAGACGGTAACTTATGGAGTGCTATTACAGCAACTAACACCGCTATCCGTTCTATCACTACCGCTAATGCTAATGAGATTGGTGATGTATGGTCAGGATTAATAGCAACCAATACTGCTATTCGTTCACTAACAACTGCTAACGCTAATGAGATTGGTGATTTATGGTCAGGATTAATTGCTACTAATACTGCTATTAGAGCATTAACATCTCAGAATGCTACTAACATTGACCAAAAACTTGGTGCTACTGCTACAGTTCAAATTTCTGGTGATGTTGCAGGTTCTGCTTCATTCTCTGGTAACTCAGTAAATGTTGCGGTTACTCAACAAAATAACTCTGTTGATTTAGGAACACACACAACTGGTAACTATGTTGCTACAATTGGTGGAACTGCTAACGAGATTACTGTTTCTGGTTCTGGTTCTGAAACTGCTGCTGTTACAATCGGTCTTCCTGATGATGTATCTATCACTGCTCAATTAAATGTTGGTGAAAACGCAGTAATTTCTGGTAACACATCAGTTGGTGGTAATATGACAGTTTCTGGAGACTTAACTGTTTCTGGTGCTACAACTTACTTATCAACTTCAACTGTTTATACTGATGATGGTATGTTCAAACTTGCTGCTAATAACGCAGGTGATGCTACTGATACTGGTATCTACGGTATGTATGATGATGGTGGCACAGATGAATTTGCTGGATACTTCAGAGATGCTTCTGATGGTATATTCAAGTTCTACACTGGTCTACAAGTTGAACCAACTTCTACAGTAAATGTCGCTGGTGCGGGTTATGCCCTAGCACAAGTTGATGCTGTTATTGACGGTGGTTCATACTAAAAATTAATCAAAAATAAAGAGAGGAGACTTCGGTCTCCTTTTTTTATGTCTAATGTTTTTTGATTATAAATATAGTAAACTGATTACATAATCAGTCAAAAAATTTTAACTGGTCTATATAGACTTTGAACAATTAGGAAACCATACATATGGCATCAATCGTAAAGATTAAACGCTCTGCTGTTCAAGGCAAGGCGCCTACTACTTCTGATTTGGAGGCAGGGGAAATAGCACTAAACACCAGAGATGGTAAGTTATTCTCTTCTGATGGAACTGCTGTATTTGAAATTGGTGGTAATGTTCACTCTATCTCTGTAGGAACTGGTGGTTTAGTTATAGCAAATGGTTCTATCACTTTCCCAACTACAGACGGTTCAAGTGGTCAAGTATTATCAACTGATGGTTCAGGAAATATAACATTTCAAGATGTAGATGCTGCTGCTGACGCAGGTGGTTTTGAGAATTCATTACTAACATCAGTCCCAAGTGGTGATTTGATGGAAGGTGGTAGTGGAACAGAAACCTATGTCGGTCAACTAGGTGGTTCTGGACAAGACCCTTATGGTGTGTCTTTAGCAGACCCTAATTATAGTAATATGGATCCAGTAAGAAGATTTGTAACCGAAGATTTAGGAGCAATTTAAGATGCCTACGATTTTACAATTTAGGAGAGGAACGACCTCACAAGCAGACGGTCATACTGGTTCCGAAGGCGAATTAACGATAGACACTACCCTTGACCAATTAAGAATCCACGATGGTGCTACAGCAGGTGGTTTCAAGGTTGCTCGCCATGTTGATGTTATGGATAGAATGCAAGTTGCTAACGCACAAGCATTATTCGACACATTACAAGCAAACTTAGTTTCAACAACTAATGTTCAAAACTATCTTCAAATGTCTAATGCTCAGGCATACTTTGCTAATACAAATACTTGGATATTAAGAACAGATAGTAATTTAGGTTCAACAAATACTGCTCTTAGAACATTAATTGACGACCGTATGCAGGTTGCTAACGCTCAGGCATTGTTTGATACACTACAAGCAAATCTTGTATCAACAACTAATGTTCAAAACTATATGGCGGTTGCGAATACTCAAGCCCTTGTTAATGCTCGTTTGGGTGCTACTGCTACAGTTACTCTAACTGGTGATGTAAGTGGTTCTGCTTCATTCAGTTCAAATAGTGTTTCAATCACAACAACAATCGCAGACGACAGTCATAATCATACTATTTCAAATGTAGATGGTTTACAAGCAGCATTGAACACTAAGATGGATACATCTAATACTCAGTCGTTATATAATACATTGAAAGCAAATACTGTTCCTTGGACTTCACTAATTTCTACAAATACTGCGATTAGATTATTAGTTTCTGATAGAATGCAGGTTTCTAATACACAGAACCTTATAGCAGCCTATTCAGCAAACAATATGTCTGTTGCGAATACACAAGCATTATATAATAATGTTACTGCTAATCTAAATTCATATAAAGCAAATACTAATCCAAGAATTACTAACATTCTAACAAGTATTGGTAACACTAACACAGCAATTCGTGCTGTCGCAGCCACTAAGATGTCTGTTGCTAATGTTCAAAGTTTAATCGCAAACGAAACTGCTAATTCAGATTCTAAGTTTGCTACTTGGACAGCATTAACATCAACTAACACGGCAATTCGTTCTTATGTAGATTCAGAAGTCGCAGGTTTAGTCGATTCAGCACCAGAGACATTAAACACATTAAATGAATTGGCTGCTGCTTTAGGTGATGACGCAAACTTTGCTACAACACTTACAACTAATTTAGGTCAGAAACTAGGTGCTACTGCTAGTGTAACTTTAACTGGTGATGCCACTGGTTCTGGTTCATTTAGTTCTAACTCAGTTTCAATCTCAACAACTCTTGCTGATACTGGAACACCAACTGGTATATTTGGTAGTTCAACTAAGATACCAGTAATATCTGTAAATAGTAAAGGTCAGATTACAAATATTAGTAATACAACTGTTGCTGGTGTTTCTTCTGTAACATTTACAAGTGGTAATAACAATTTAAGAATTGCTGTTGCTGATGGAACAACACACGATGTTACTATCAGTGTCGGTGATAAGATGACAGTTGCTAATACTCAAGCACTTCATAGTAATATTACTGCCAACTTAAATTCTTACATAGCAAATACTAATCCAAGAATTACTAATATATTATCAAGTATTTCTTCAACAAATACTGCTATTAGAAATCTAGTTTCAACTGAAACTACTGATAGACAAAATGCTGATGACTGGATATGGTCAGGAATTACTGCTACTAATACTGCGATTAGAGGTCTTGTATCAGATGTTGATAGTAGAGCAGATTTACTGAATACCAACTTAACTGCTACTAATACAGCAATTAGGTCTTTAATTACTTCTAACGATACTGATATATCAAATCTTCAAACAGAAGATGGTAATCTATGGTCAGCAATCACTGCCACGAATACAGCAATTAGGTCTTTAGTTACAAGTAACGACACTGATATTAGTAACTTACAAACACTTGTTAATAATAACTTAGCAAATACAAATGCCGAAGTAGATTTACTTAATACAAATCTGACTAATACAAACACAGCAATTCGTGCTTTAATTAGTTCTAATGACACAGATATTTCGAATTTACAGACTGAAGATGGTAATCTATGGTCTGCTATTACAGCAACCAATACTGCTATTAGAAGTATTACAACAACTAATGCGAATAAGATTGCTCAAGTTGAATCTAATTTACTTTCTACTAATACTTCAATCAGAAATGCTATCTCAACTGAGGTTTCTAATTTAGTAGATTCTGCTCCTGGAGCATTAGATACATTAAATGAATTAGCAGCAGCACTTGGTGACGATGCTAATTTCTCAACTACAGTTACTAATAGTATCGCAACTAAGATGTCAGTTGCTAATACAAACACTTTAGTTAATGATAGAATGCAGGTTGCTAATACTAATACTTTGGTTAACGACCGTATGCAGGTTGCTAATACACAAGCACTACATACAAGTATTACCGCTAACCTTAATAGTTATATTGCTAATACTAACCCAAGAATTGCCTCATTTAATTCAAGTGGTAGAGTTGCTGCTCATTTAATACCTGCAGCAAATGTTACCTATGACTTAGGAACAACAGAATTAGCATTTAGAGATTTATATCTGTCTGGTTCAACAATTAACATTGATGGAACATCGATTTCTGCTAACTCAAGTGGTTTTTATTTTACAGACCAAGATAGTAATCAAACAGTTAACATTTCTTCAGAAAATGGTATTATTGTTAATGGAACGACAATTGCTGATGGTACTGGTGCGTTAGACTCAGATGCTATTGGTCAGGGTTATGTTCAATCAACAGTTTACTCTATCCCAACAGACTGGGGTGATGGAGAAACTTATCCAGGACAAGCAGGTGCTGGAACAGATGCTTTTGGTATTAATATTGGTGGATTTATTTATGACGCCATGGAACCATCAGGAAGATATGCAACCGCTTATGATTTTGGGTCAGTAGCATAATAGTATAAATAGAATTAGAAAAATTAGGAGTTTTGAAAAATGCCAACTACAGTTCAATTTAGAAGAGGGACAACCGCCGAGAACGACAACTTTACTGGTGCCGTCGGTGAATTGTCCGTAGATACTACACTAAAACAAGTTCGTCTCCATGACGGTGTAACCGCAGGTGGACATGTTGTTGGTGATAGTGACCACGCAACATGGACAGAATTACTTGCTACCAATACAGCAATCCGTGCTTTGACGACAGCAAATGCTACAGAAATAGGTGATGTATGGTCAGGATTAATAGCAACCAATACTGCGATTAGAAGTTTAGTTAGTTCTAACGACACAGATATATCCAATCTACAATCAGAAGATTCTAGTTTATGGTCGGCAATCACTGCCACTAACACAGCCATTCGTTCTATCACAACTGCTAACGCAACTGAGATTGGTGATGTATGGACTGGTCTTAAATCAACTAACACCGCTATCCGTTCGTTAGTAACTTCTAACGATTCAGACATTTCAAGTCTACAGACTGAGGATTCTAATTTATGGTCTGCTATTACAGCAACTAACACCGCTATCCGTTCGTTGGTATCTTCAAATGATAATGATATCGATGCTATCAATACTAATTTAGACCAAAAACTAGGTGCTACTTCTAGTGTGACTTTAACTGGTGCGGTCACTGGTTCTGCTTCATTCAGTGCTAATGCTGTATCAATCACAACAACTGCTACTTCAGACCCTACATTAACACTATCTGGTGATGTAAGTGGTTCTGCTACATTTACCAACTTGGGTAATGCTACATTAACAGCAACTGTTGCTGACGATTCGCATAATCACTCTAGTTCTTCTGGTGCGTTTACGGTCGGTGGTGACCTAACTGTATCTGGTGGTGATATTACTTTATCGGGAACTGGTCGTATTCAAGGTATCGATACTGTATCAGCAGGAACTGATGCTGCTAGCAAAACTTATGTAGATACTGCTGTTGCTGGAGTTGTAGATTCAGCACCTGCTGCTCTTGATACTCTAAACGAGTTGGCTGCAGCTCTTAATGATGATGCTAATGCATTTACAACCCTTAACACAAACATCAGTCAAAAGTTGGGTGCTACTGCTAGTGTAACTTTAACTGGTGATGTATCAGGTTCTGGTTCATTCAGTTCTAACGCAGTATCCATTTCAGTAACTGTTGCTGATGACTCACATAACCATGTCCTATCAAATATTGATGGTATTACTGCTACTGTTGCTGAATTAAACATTATGGATGGTGTAACAGCATCTACTGCTGAGATTAATAAACTAGACGGTGTAACAGCAACTACTACTGAGTTAAATTATGTTGATGGTGTTACCTCTGCTATTCAAACTCAAATAGATGAAAAACAAGACACACTCACTGGTGGTGCTACTACAATTGCTTCAAGTGACCTAACAACCAACCGTGCATTAATTTCAAATGGTTCAGGAAAAGTTGGGGTATCTGCGGTTACTTCAACTGAATTAGGATACTTAGATGGTGTAACATCAGCAATTCAAACACAAATTGATAGTAAACAAGCAACTGTCAATGGTGGTGCTTCTACAATTACTTCAAGTAACTTGGGTGCATCAAGAGCATTAATTTCAAATGGTTCTGGTAAAGTCGCAGTATCTGCCGTAACTTCAACTGAATTAGGATACTTAGATGGTGTTACCTCTGCTATTCAAACTCAGTTAAATGCTAAACAAGCAAGTGGTTCTTACGCAGTAACTACTAATAACCTTTCCGATTTGAGTTCAGCATCTACTGCTAGAACAAATCTTGGTTTGGGTTCACTTGCTACACTATCGGCAGTTGGTGCTTCTCAGATTACTGATAACACTGTTGGTGCTGCTGAGTTGAATGTTTCTGGTAACGGTTCAACTTCTCAGTTCTTAAGGTCTGATGGTGATGGTTCGTTCTCTTGGGCAACTCCAACTGATACTAATACTACTTACACTGGTGGTTCTGGTATAACTTTATCATCTACTACATTTAATCTTGATAGTGATGTCAGAGGTGATATGTGGACAATGGGTAGAGATACAAACGATTACTTTACTGTTGGCACAACAACTCAGAGTTGGTATCTAGATGGTGCTGAAGATATGAGATTGACTAACAATGGTAACTTAGATGTTGAAGGTAATGTTGTTGCTCACTCATCAACTGTATCAGATAGAAATCTTAAAGATAACATCGAAAAGATTGAGGGTGCTTTAGATATGGTTAAAGCATTAAACGGTTATACATTCACATATAAGAAAGATGGTCGTTTAGGTGCTGGACTTATTGCTCAAGAAGTACAAGAAGTCTTACCAAGAGCAGTTACTGAACATGAAATTCTTAATACAGAAGGTTCACATTTAATTCTTGAATATGACCAAATTCACGGTATACTTGTTGAAGCAATTAAAGAGCAACAAGCACAGATAGAAGAATTAAAAAATATTATAAATAGTAAATAAAAGAAATTAAGGAGATTACATTATGCCTACTACACTTACATCAACTGGTATTCAGTTTCCAGATGCTACAGTTCAGACTACTCTAGCAGAAGGTGGTGGTGGAATTTATCGAACAAGGAGTCTCGATTTTAACTCAACTGGCACTTACAGTAAAAACCCAGCAACTACTATGATATCAGCACATGTTAAAGGTGGTGGTGGAAGAATTACTGGTGCTCAAGGACACGGCACACAAGAGTATGGTGGCGGTGGTGCTGGTGGTGCTTATGCTCTAATATCTGCAGATGATATATCTGCGACTCAACCAGTTACCGTTGGTGGGGCTGGAGGAACTTCAACCTTTTATAATTTAGTAGGTGGCGGAACAAATAATAGAGTTGCTGGCACTGCTTCTATAAACGGCACATATATATTTGGAAGTTCAAGTTCTGGAGGATTTGGCGGTCAAATGGGTTGGCAAGGTGGTGGTCAAGGAGGTGGAAACTCCCACGCCGGAGGTGGAGGCGGTGGCGGTGGTCAAGCCCCAACTGGCGGCGGTGCGCCAGGTGGTGAAGGAAGTTATTGGAATCAGGGGTCAATGCCAGAATACTTTATGAGTGGCGGTAATGGTGGTGCGGGTGGACATCAGTTCCATGGAGGCACTGGTGGTGGTGGAAATCCAGGAAAACCAGGAAACAGTTATCCATATCAAGGTGCACCAGGACAAAATGGCGGAACTGGTAAGGTAAGAATCTGCGAATGGGACGCAATGTAATTAAATAAAGGTGTATTAAAATGGCAAAACAAATATCAACAATAGACACTGATGGAGTAATTACCGATATTATAATGGTTGACGATGATTATAGTTTATCATCAAGTGAAAAAATTAATTATTGCCAAAGTGTAGGTGAAACTTGGTCACAAGATACTCAAGATGAGTTTTTGGAACTTCAAAATGCTATAGCAAATAGAGAAGCAAGAAACAAATTATTAGCAGAATGTGATTGGACGCAAATGAGTGATTCTAATCTTAGTGCTAATACTCAAGCAGAATGGGCAACATATAGACAAGAATTAAGAGATATGCCTTCTTCAAACTCATTCGTCACAACATCACCCGAATGGCCTATAAGACCAGATTCAGATTATTCTCGTATTCAGTTTGATGCTGATGGACAACCAGTTTTTCATTCGGATGGTATTAGAATTTTAGATGTCGATGGTAATCCATTAGAATATCCTTTAAATATCTAAAAATTTCATATAAAAAAGAAAGCACCCTTCTGGGTGTTTTTTTTGGCGAATAATTTTTCATTATAAATAGTATAATAACGAATTTCAATGGAATTATACTATGGCAACCCCCACTACAAGAACAGAGTTTAAAAAGTATTGCCTGAGAGAATTAGGACACCCAGTAGTAGAAATAAATGTAGACGAAGACCAAGTTCAAGACCGTATTGACGATGCTCTTGATTACTATCGTGATTTTCACTACGATGGGTCTTTCGAAGATTACTACAAGCATGTAATAACATCTTCAGACATCTCTAACGGTTATATTACACTAGATGAAGACATTCATAGTGTTGTAGATATATTTCCAGTAGGACAAGGTCTTAACTCAAGTAATCTATTCAATCTTAAATATCATATTACTCTTAATGAGATATATGACTGGGCTCACGGTCAGTTTGCTAACTATACAATGACCAAAGAAAGAATCGCATTACTTAATGAAATATTTGTAGGTAAACAACTATTCAGATTTAATCGTCATACAGACAAACTATACATTGATATGGATTGGGATGTAATGACTGCTGGTGAGTATATCGTTATTAAATGTTATAGAACAGCAGACGCAGATACTTATTCTGATGTATGGTCAGACAGATGGTTAAGAAAATATGCTACTCAATTAATTAAAAGACAATGGGGTACAAACCTTAAGAAGTTTTCTGGTATGCAACTTCCTGGAGGTTTAACCTTTAATGGTGAACAAATCTATCAGGAGGCAGAAGAAGAAATTAAAAGGTTAGAGGAAGAAGTCATTAACACATACTCAATGCCGTCTTATGATATGATAGGATAATTATGGCAACTAATCTTTATTTCAACAATTACGGTCACCAACAATCTCAATGGTTAATTGAAGACCTTATCATAGAATCAATTAAGATTTATGGTATGGAAGTTTATTATATTCCAAGAACCATCGTATCAGAAGACACTATCTTTGGTGAAGATACTATATCATCTTTCGACGAGGCATTACCTTTAGAAATGTATATTAAGAATGTTGATGGTTTCGAAGGAGAGGGCGATTTCTTATCTAAGTTTGGTTTAGAGATTAGAGATGAAATGACTCTAACGGTTGCTAAAGGAAGATATGAAGAAGAAATAACATCTCATACTCATGCTGGACAAGATACAATATCACACGACCAAGCAA